AACTGACAATTTTATCCTTCCATCCTTTTAATGAATTATGCTCAGTTCGCTGAGTCTTGACATCAACACCACCTTGACCGACACCTCCTAAAGTCATTGAGACAGTAGGAGTTCCTAAATCCCCAATTTCTTTAAGTGGAGTTGTTTCACCAAGATTTAAGTTGCGCTTGATCTCCGAATCGGTCACATCCATTAGGTTTGAACGGCCTCTTATCTCAAGGCTTGCGCCCTCGTTTCCAATCAAAGTGTTGAACTCTTCCGCACGACCATTGAGTAAAGCAATTTCAATTGTAATCAATGGCGGATTTACTGATTCCGATGCCGATAAGAAGTCTTCAAGTCCAGCATAACGGTTGGGATTTGCTGGTGCAACTAAAATGAAATGTTGATTTTGCGTTATTTCATTATCAAGAATGTTGAACACTTGTAAAGAGGAACGTGCGAAAGATGAAGGGGTTTGTGTTGTTCCTGTGTAAGCAGTAAGGTTTTCTCCAACGGATGATGAAACAGTCATAACGTGATGTGAGGGATTGGCGGTTGGATCGGGAGTATTGGTGTTTTCAATTGCTTTAGGCCGACCATATCCAGATAAACCATCCTTTATGGTTAAAACGCAATTTTCAATGTTGATGAAAGGTGATGGAAAAGAACCATCGAAACCATGAGCCTTCAATAAATGAGATTTGATAGGTCGTTTGAAATCTTGTGTTGGTATTTCAACAATGCCCCCTGCTGCAATAACTTCCAACTGAACATCCGAAGCAGTTCCAGGTGCCGAGGTGTAGGGTTTCAACAAAATATCGGATAATGAACGGTATGTTCCCGCTATATTGAACAGTGTTGAACCAGATGGAACAGTCTTTTTTACAACCAAATATGGTTTATTGCTTTGAACATGATATGGCCTAATTCGAGGATTGACTTGAGAAGGAGTCAAACCTGTTCCAGCAACAACTTCTCCCGTCAAATCAATTGCATCATAATACACCAATATGCGACTTGGACCACCTGCTGAGGTAAGTATAGCAGGGGATTTAATTGATGCAATAACAGTTCGATCCGTAGGGGTTAAGTGCTTAATGTAGCCGTCATTTGTTGGTTTGTCGTTTTTAATTTCGCCTGTGTAATCTGTATCAAGACCCTTGATTAAAAATGGCCTTATGTCATCAACCGCAACTGCAATTATCTCATCGTGAACTGATGCTGATAGATTTGTAGCCAATGTTTCATCATAAGAACCTGCACCACCTTGAATGATAATTCGGTTGAAAGGATCGCCGCCTGAATCGGTTGAGTATGATGTTTCAGTTCGGTTATAAACCGACTTTGTTTCACCAATGTATGTGTTTTCTGTTATCTTGACTGGCTCATTTTGTTTTAGAATTGATTGAAGAGAGACTTCTTCGCTGGAATAAATGAACTCATCAACAACGCCTTGAATTGTTTGCTTCACCACCTGTTCTTCTGGAATCGGCATTTGATGTAAGAAAAACTCTCCATCAACCCTGTTGTATGCGGTCATTCCTGACATTCCAGCCAGTCCGTCTTCATTGGATTCTTTGAGATCAACCATCATATCACCGTGTATTTGTCAATAAAATAACCTTGAACTTGAAGTCTTTCCGCATCTGTAAGAACCCTGTCATAGAGCAAGAACTCAGCCAATCTCATATTTTGGGGGGCTTTATCGCTTGCCGTTCCTGTTTTAGCGGCAGGGTTGGTGCTTAAAGCCCTGCCGAAAAGACCAAACAAACGATTGTCAAAGCGATAATTTGCGACAACCTTTCCAACAAAAGTTCCACCTGCATTTGAATGATGATGAAGTGTCGCATTGGTCGTTGTGTGATTGAAGGTGATTGAAAACAAACCTGCTTGAGTCAAGTTCGCACCACTTACAATTGTAGTTGCCCCATGATTTGTCAAAAAGAACTTATCGGGGTTTGGGTCTTGTCCGAAAAACGTCTTTTGCGTGGAAGCGTTTTCCCCTATCAAATCATAATTTGCACTTAACGTTCCAGACGGTCTTTGAACCATGAAAAAGGCAGTAAAACCATTTGTAGTGAGATCGTGAGTTATTTGCTTTGATTCACCATCGTTAGTTCCGATATTGACCAATGCGCCCGTTGCTGAGGTAATTTTCAATGCAGGGAATGAATTGAATACTGCACTTTGAGCCTCATAAGCCCATGTTCCTACGGTATAAACTCCAAAATCATTCCCGCTATAATCGGGAAGATGCGTGACTGTCGCCCCATCCGATAAACCAGTCAAAGCACTTACTGGAAGCCACATAATCAATGAAGAACTGAACTTTGGGGGGTCGGGCAATGATACCTCAGTTGAAGGCGGTGAGGCTGCAAGAGTTGAAGGTATTCGACTTTGAATTGAAGTAAAAAAAGCAGTATTGCCATTTCCGCTTTTATCATTGAATCTTTGCCCTTGAGTAAAAATGGCTCTTGTAAAAGCATCTTTTTGTCTTGTGACTTGACCCCCAACCGCCGCCGATGTCGTTTTATTCCCATCGTCAATAACCAAATCAGCATTCCCTAAAACCAACCAAATTGGAGTTCCGTCATCATGATCGAATAACATTCCTTGACCCTTTGGGTGATTATCGGTTGTAGCCCCGCTTGTAGCATCATTAGCAAGGTGAACGGATTGACAAATAATTCTGTCATTAGCAAAATCGAGAGCGATAATCCGAACTCTTTCAATTGGATTAACCATCGGATCTAAATCAGCGATATTGGCAAGTGCTATGTCCGAGCCTGATGTCATATTGATTAAACGACCACTTGCACTTTTAGCAAGGCCAGTTATTGGGTGCGTTCCAGATTGATTGATAACTGCGTTTAACGTTGAATGCTTAATTCGATCCGATGCTAAGTAATCCAACGTTCCAATGTTAGTTCCGTAAGCGTATGCGTTTAAGTTCAAAGAAGTGGAAAACCATGTTTGTTCTTTTATTTTTTCAAGTTCAATTCCCGTAGCAAAAGAAGCAATTTTTTCCAATGCTGAGTATGAGTCATCGTTGCCGTTTGGATGTGCTGGCTTTTGATATACCTTGAAATATCCCAAATCGTTGATGTTTTGAAAATCATATCCAATAAAAACCAAAGGCAATTCAAAGTTCTCTTTGTGATCGGAAGTTCCATCTCTTCCTTGATACGGCGTGGCTTCGTTTCTGTTATTGAAAAAATGTAAATTGGGTATATGCAACTCATCTTCAAAATCCCAAAAACCCAGTGTATCATCAATAACCGATAATGGGGCGAGGATTGGCATATCTTCGCCACTGTCAATGCGAATACTTTCGATTATACCTCGAAACTCTCCCCCTCTCCCGCCGATAAACAAATCCGATGAAACGTTATCTAAAATACGCTGTTCAATTAGATTCAATGAAGCAACAAGATTTGTATTGACATACAAACGCATTGCATCTCCTGTAAATTGAGCAGTAATGAGCATCAATGGTTGCGCCCCTTCGGATAGGTCATTTGGAAGGTGTTCACCCCCAGTATATGCCCCTGAATGAGATTCCATCAATGTATTAACGTCAAAGGGGGTAATCAAAGTAAAAACCCTGCCAATACAATGTATAGAGAACTGAATTGGTGCTGCTTTGAAAGGGTCGCCCACTTTCAGTTCAAAACATTCTGGCTTAACAACAACAGTTCCACCATAATTTGGAACAACGTAAGCATTGATTGTAAATGCACCCAATATGTTATTGAGAGGGTTCGTTTCATTTGGCAAATGTTTTCGACCAATTTTGGTTGCTTGACTGGTGGTGGTTGCCGATCCACCTGCGTATGTTGGGCGGAGTAAATTGACTCCCGATTCTTTGAATTGCCCTGTTGGAACGACTATTCCATCCGTAAAACCATTGAAACGAATGGCTTTGCTCTTGATTCTGTGAAGCCCCATTTCACAACCCCACCAACTGTTCAACTGGTGCGAGGTTGATTTGATAAGTCCACACCGAATCACCCGCTTCATAACCAGGGTCGAAGGATTGAACAACAACTGGTATAGCCACACCTTGCCTCAAAAACGGGTTTGGGCGAACTGCCTTGTTGTTGATAATATCCACTGGGTCATAAGATTCAGTATTCGATATTGCCGAATGGTCGGTTCCTGGTCCAGCAGGTATCAAGAATTGCCTCAATTCCCTGTTGCCTGATGCTGATGAAACAAGCGATTCATAGGGGATGCGAACTCCTACAATGTATTTTTTAACAGACTTTGCTTGATCTATGCGTAAAAATTGCGCTGAATCAAAAGAAGCAATAGAATCTGGCAAGTCAATTGCCGATCCAGTCAATACCTGTGGACTAATTAAAGCACCACCAGCACTTGGATTTGTCACAGCGTTGATGAGGTCTTGTAATTTATCTCCACGTGTCATCTGTATTCCATCAACACCGCCAGTCATATTGGTGACAAAGAATTGCTTCTCCCATGAGGTATTGCTCGTTCCACTTTGTTTCATCACGTTTGTAATCGTATTGCCTAATTCTCCTGTTTGAACGTTTCTTATTGAAATCATTTCATTCGAGTATGTTCCGATTGAACCGTTTTGATTTTGATATGATACTGCCGCCGCTTGACCTGCTTTGGTTGAAACGGTGACATGGGATGAAAGAGATACGGTTGCAGTATCAACTTTGATACTTGCCGCATTCAAAGCATTTACAATGGCCGTTGAAAGCGTTGATGTGTTGGTGGTGGATGAAACGTTCACATTGATGACGCTTTTTGTAGCAACTGTATTCGCTAAACTGCCATTATACAGCCTAATTTCATTTGCTTCACCCAGTCCAGCCACAACTTGGCCTTTGGTTTGAAACTTGATTGTTGCTAAATGGATTTGTGTTTTGATGTTAGGCCAATTTGCGCCAAGACCGCCACCCAATGCGAATCCGTTTGGAAGGGCGGATAGATACCATGAAGTTGCACCTGCATTTCCAAATGCAAGGGATAAATCAAGAGTTAATTCAGCAGCCGAAGCCCCTTTTGCTTCTTCATCATCGGTAATAATTCCATCAATAACAATGCCAACTTGAGGTTGGTTAAGGTCCAACGCTGCACGTGTCGCCAACAAAGGAATAGGGTGAACCAAAACGTTGCGTTGGATCGAAATGCCGATGCTTGTTGCTTCGAGTTCTATGATAGTGCTATCCCTTCGTATCAATTGAATCTTTGGCAATCAAATCACCCCTCTTGTGAAGTTGCCGCCCCTTGAACGGTTTCTCATGACTTTACTTACTTCATCGCTGACGGCCTTTGCGATTTCTTTAGCATTCCCTCCACCGCTTACATTGATTGTAATGTTGGTATTGGTGGATGAACCGCCCCCCATGCCGCCTTTGATTGATACGGGGATTGTTCGACCATCTGGAAGAGGGACAACTGCCTCCGTTCCGTGTAGTGTGACTGGATAGCCGCTTTTCGGTCCACTTGCTACTCCGCCGTCATTAAAGCCCATGAAATCAGCAGCACCGCCCAATAGATCGCCTCCAAATGAAAGTGCTTCCGAAGCCCCATCAATAATCGTGGTGATAACGTCAAGAATCGGCTCAAGGATATACATTAGGCCATCCATCGCATCCTCAAAATATGGCGCAAGCCAGCCAATAAGCCCCATAATTGCATTCATAATTAGTCCGATTATTCCCGTCACAATCCGAATAATTGGCTCAAGGAAACTGAAAAACGCACTAACAAATCGAACCAATGGGGGGCCAACAATTCCCCAAATCTTGATGAAAAGTGCAATAACAGAAGCAATAACAACTGCTAATACGCCATAAAACACCGCAACGTATTCAATCACTTGAACTGCAAACTCAATGAGTCCACTGTTGAACAAGAAATTGACAAATCCATTTACAGCGTTCTCAATACCTGAAATTAAATCATCCATTGTAATTCCTGTATCATCAAACGCATCCATTATGATTCCTAAAGCCATGCCGACAAGACCAAAGAATGTTCCGAAGGCATCCACGATCCTTTGAAACATACCCGCTTCATCCATACGTGTGACAATATCTCCAATTCCAGTCAATACCGCACCAATGAAAGTAAGATACAAGGTGAGGATGTTTGAAAGGAATACAAAAATACCTTCTAACATTGGTATAAACACCCCTGCCGACCCTTCAAAGTCAATACCGCCCACCGCATCTCCGACAGCACTTACAACACCCATAAAAGCCTCAATGACACCTTTACCTGCCTCAACAACCATTCCGAAAGCGGCAAAGGCCGATTCACCACCTCCAAATGATTTGGTGAGTAAAAATATAGCCGCACCAACCAATGCAAATGCGCCTAAAACAAAAATCATAATTGTGTTTATTTGGGTGAATGCTTTCAAAACTCCTGTCACTGGCTTTAGAAGAAGATCGGTTGCCTTAGCCAATTTTTCAGTCGAAGCACCGACCTCTTCAAAAACATCCACTACGGTTTCAGCAGTATTTTTCAAATCAACATACTTGCGATAAAATGGACCTAATGTTTTGTTAATCAATTTGTATTTCATGTTAAGAATGTTCATTGATTTACCCTGTTCTTTCGCAAGGGTGTTCAACTTGGACTGTGCCGATAGAAACTTATTCATCTCATCGGACATTTTATCACTCCATCACTTTTTGATTATGTCGCTCAAAGAAATCATCTAAAGAGTCGCCATCGCTCGTTGTGCGTATAGGTTGCCCCTTATTGCCTCTTCCGTGTTTCATTTGCCTTTCAGCCTGTTTTTTCATTCTCTCAAGCATCTCCGCTTTCTTTTCATTTGCTGCTCGCATAATCATGTAATCAAGCATAACACGGTCTGGTGGTTGATCATCCCAAAAGTGAGGGGGGCAACCAAAATGAGTTCCAAGACCAAAAGTGATTGCTTGATAAGAAAGTATTGTTGCCTGAGTGACATTGAGATCGGGTCGCTCATCTTCATCTAAATCTTCATCGAGGAATGAAACTAAATCCTCGTAAGTCAATCCAAAGGGCTTACACCAGCCGCAAATTGTCCGATGATTTCATTGAGGTCTGGGAGAACTGTTTTGATAACAGCCCCTACTTCTGGCGTAAGATTGAGAAGGTCTTTTTTGCTGAGGTTTGGCTCAGTCTTTTGAATACAATTCGTCAAGACATATTTCCAATAACCGCCCAAATCAATGTTCGGCGCAAGTCCTCCATCTTCTCCTGTTTTGAATGAAACGAATTGTGACATGGCCTCTTGCTGCTCAACCCAAGACAAGGGTTTGACATAAACAACCAACAAACCAACTGGGGTTTCTAATTCGTGGCGTTGAGGTTTGTTGCTTAATACAAAGGGATTATTCGGATTGCTCATCCTCATCCTCTCCTTCTTCAACAACTTCTTCTTCAACAGGTTCGGCATCGTATTCGAGCAAACGTGCAATCAGTTCATCCTTTTTACCAGATACAGTCAATCCTCGGTTTGTTAATTCGACTCGAAGATCGGTGACAGTCATTGCATCCCATCGGTTTGTTTCGACTTCTTTTAGAGGCGCAGGTGCGCCACGAACAGATGCCGCCAAATCGGGAATTGAGGTATGAACTCGGACATCATCGGCTGATAGCCCTGGTCCAGCCTTGACAGATATGCCGTCAATTCGCCAATCTAAACTTACTCGCTTTCCATCAACATTCACAGTTCCCGTTAATCGCATTGTATTCACCGTTGTTTTCTTTTGTCTTAAAGCCTCATCATCAAAGCGTGAAATAAGGCGAGTTCTCCGTCACTTTGAGGTGTCGGACCGCCAGTTCGACTTGAACCATAACTGCCCCTTTGTCTTCTGGCATTTGATGGTCGGCCTTAATGATGGTATAATCCTCAATTGTAATTGTTGCATTTTCACGTGTGCTACTGCTTCCACGCTTTTTCATGCTCAATGTAATGTCGTTTGTGTTTTGATGATGCTTGCGTGTGCGAATCTGTTCCCAAAGTTGGTCATCTTCGATCATGGCAGTAAAGGAAAAGGTGTATTCTCGCTGTGCTTCTGTAATATCAAGAGGCATTTGAACTGCACCAAGTTGAACTTGATCTGAATCGGTTGTAGCCCCTTCATACCCTCGAATAAAGTGTCGTGCTTGATTCCCATTAGCGATGGTAAAATCAACCTGTGATGCTCTTAGAACAGGTCGGCCAAAGACTTCAAAGTTCAAGTCTTGGAATAGGTATGGCTTCTCTCCATTAACTGCAATTCCAGATGCTTTCCTGTTAATTGCTGTGTTTGCAGTATTCTCAAACATGCGGTGAGGCGTGAACGCATTTGCCGTATCTGTGTAGTGTCGGCCACCTTCATAATCAACCTGCAACTTAACTTCACCCTCAGTATTTGCTGCAAAGGAGATTCCTTGAACTTTGCATCCATTGTAAAGGCGTAGCAACTGATTAGAACCAGGTGTTGCGTTATCCCTGCGGAATGATTGCTCAATCATAAATGTTGGAAGAGAAGTGTCACCAAATAGGGTGTGTTCAACGCCGAATTGGAGTTCTTTTGTTGTTGCATCAATGTTTGGACTTCCTCTTAAATCCGTTGCGGTGTATTGAAGTCTTTCAACACCAGCCGATCCAACAGCGTGAGCGAAAAAGAACGGTTCTTCGACATAAACGTAATCACCATCAACAGCAATAACCCGTCGAATCTCATTCTTGAATACTGTCGGCAAGGTGTCGTCTTGACCAGGAATAGTGTGCGTATCTTTGTCAATGATTTGGATATAATCACCTGCTGTGAATAATGCCCGTATTGTTGCACCAACCTTTACTCGAACATCTCTTCGAGATATGACGGCAGTAAGAGGGGCAAGGAGATAAACGGTATTCCCTGATGCTGCTGCTCTTGCTAATGCGCCAGTATCAATATCTGCCGCCCCTGTTAGATTTAGTGCGTCAATGCCTGTATATGACCCAAACAAAACATCGCCTGTGTTGCTTAGGGTTTTGAATATGCCTCCATTTGAAGTATCAACCGATACGTGAGTGTCGGCGGCAATGTTTGTGAGAAGTGTAATTATACTTGCTGCATCTGTTGAAGTGTTGGTCTTTGCCCCAACAAGAACATGATCACCTGAAACCAAACTGCTTGTTCCTGTCAAAGTGCTTGATGAAACAGCACTAAGGGTATCGGTGTCGGCTGTTCCGTATTGCTGTGCTTGATACACTTTAGTTGCGGCCTTGATGTTAAGCGGTTGTTCTCCGCCTGTAATGCCGCCTGAGCCATCGGAAAGCGTGACAAACTCGCCTTTGCTCTTTGCTACATGGCCTCCAAGCGCATACTTCATCCACCGAAGGGTGTGAGCGTTAAGGGCGAAAGAACCGCCAGCAAGCGTTTCACGGCCACTTGTCAAAACATTGACATCTCGACCCATGCCGATGATGTGTTGTTTGCGAACATCAATCTCAGGCTCAGGGAGAGAGAAGTTGTCAAGAAGTCCAAAGAACTGATCAGTCTTAACCTGCTGTGCAGCATCGGTCATAGCCGATTCAAAAGTTGGAGATCGTAGTGAATCAAGAATAAGCAAATCGGTTGTGGCGGCGTGTGAAGATCCACCTGCTGCGGTGACAAGCGAGGGTTGAACGGTAATTGTTCCAGCCGTAGTATCGTTAGCAATCACATAATACGTGCGTTTTGTTGAAGCATGGTCATCTAATGCGAAGGCACTTCCACCTGTAATTCTCATAATGCAGCCAACAAGAGCATTGTCTGGGATTTCAACATCATTTCCACTTCCTGTATGCCAATAATTGGCTGTTCCAATGGTGATGAGGCTTGTATTGCCCGATTTAGAGGTGTGAGTCCATCCTGTTGCTGAACCTGTGCCAGTCGCCATCAATCCTGTTTCTTTGCCCCATGACACTTCGGCTACGTCACCCTTGAATATCGTTCCAACCATTTTTCATTCCTCATGTTATTGTTTCTAAAGCATCAGCAAACGTGATCACTTCGGCTTGCATTGTGTATCGAAAGAACCTCTTACTACGGTCCGACAAATCGGTTCTCGTCTTGAAGATAACCCTATCAAAGTCGGTATTGTTGCCCTTTCTGTGCTTATGAATGATGCGTCGAACCTCGTCACGGAGGGCGGCAAGACGCTCTCGACTCTTGACGGTGCGAATATCAATCGTCAAATTGACGTTTATATTTACAAAATCAAAGAGCAATTCTGGTTGCGCCTCGTTATGAGCCGTTTCAAAAAGTCGGATGACATCGTGATCTTGAAGTCGGCCTCTTTTACCTTCGCCACGATCCAATACTGCAATATCCTCAATAGAAGGTTTTGGCGAGATATTCCAATTTGAGTCCAACAAATCTCGAATAGCAAACAAAGCATCTTTAGCCATAAATTATCACCTATTCATCGCTTTCAAAGTGCGTTTCAAATCCTCATCAACCTTTCTCTTGTAAGGGCTTGATTCTGCAAGTATAGATACGTTTCTATCAATTTCTTCATCATCCATCTCAATGCTATCACTATCGGCTTCAGCCATTTTAATTTCACGATCTTTAATTTGTTTTCGATAATCCGATTCGCCTTTGATAGCAGCCTCAGTTGAACGGGCTATGTCCTTGAAAGACTTTGATAGTTCTTTCATATACATCTCCATAAAAAGAAAGAGCATTTAACCACCCATCCCTGCAACAATGATTGTTTCTTGATAAGGAATTAACATTCGCTTGACTTCTTCATCCAACTTTTGCACTTTTGTATTCAAGTCTATGTTGCTTGTTCCTTCTGGGAAAAGAACTGTATAATCATCAGTGAGGTATATATCCATGCAAACCATTTTGATGCAAGCCTCTTTAATGACCTTATCCAAATATCGCTCTCCAAATATGTATGATACTTTGATTGAATGGTTTTCATAGAACGGATATTGATTGTTGAACATGATTGCCCCGTTATCCTCCATAGCCCACCAATCCTTTTGACGGGCTTCATCTATGATGTCGGTTTTGAATCGCAATTGCTTCACTACAATATCAGTTGCCAGATTTGATGTAAAACCTGCCACCAACTCGGCTTGAACAGTGAATACATTCGCCAAACGGCTACATCGAGCAACATAAGTTGTTTCCGATTTGGTGTAAAAAACCAACCCTATTCTTTCGCTAAAGGTGCTTCCATTAGCAACGGTAAAGTTCGATCCATCAACATTAGTGATTGCGCTTTCAGGGTCATGCACCAATGAGAACTCAAAAGCCTCTCGATTGGTTGTAGCAATGGTTGAATCCTCACCTTCTTCTGTTGAACGCATAGATGAGATAGTGACAAATCCATCTCCTTCATCACTATTGGCCGTTGCCAAATACTCATTATCCACATTGAGTTGTTTGCTATTCTCAGTCAAAGTCCCAATCGCAATATCTCCACGTGAAGTTGCCGTATCTTTGTTAATGAGATTCGCAATGTTCTGTGCGGTTGTTTTATGCCCAAAATCCCCATCCCACGTAGTCAAAGTCTTTCCACGTTCCAGCGTAGCCGTATGAGGCACACCAGGGCATAGGAACAACTTATCCGTAGCGGTGATTGAATTATGCTTAACTTCAAACTTAGCAATTGACGAACCCAACTCTCGGTATTTGTCGCCTTGCCAAACGCTCAAACGAAGGATTCTTTGAACTGCCCTATGTCGAAGATAAACAGCACCCACATAATCAGTATAATACCGTCTTCTATACGGTTTGAAGGTGGTGAAATTGTAATACTGATCAGAAGCAATATGCGGCCTCCATGTCATACGGCACACGGTATCAATGTAATCTTGCTTTTCACGGATAAGTGATTCAACCTGTGATTTCGTCAATCCACGTTCTTTGCTATTGGTTAATGCCGAATTGATTTGTATTTGTGCGCCATTGGCGGTGGAATATGTTTCGCTGGCTATTTGCTCAACAATGACATTGACGTTGCCACTACTGCCGCTTTCAACGGTCAATACAGTGTAGGTATCGCCAAGCGCATTTGCATCATCATAAACAGTAATTGAGGTGTCCTTCTCAATTTTCCAACGCCTGTAATTTGCACCAGTTATTGGCAATTTCAAATTATCACCAGCAACGATGCTATCGCCAGATAGTGCCACTGGATCGGGGAGGGGCAGTTGAAGAAAATTGGCAACGTCATCAACGCTACAATATACCAGTTCTTCTGGGAACAAAGGCGAACTTGGCCGATGACCTGGATTGAAGATTTCTGGCAGCGTCTATCCCTCCTTACTGGCGGAGGATCATTGGGGGTCTTCCACCTTTGCCTCGCATCATGTGTTTAATTGCGTTTCTTCGAGTCCCACATGCTGACATTGGAACATCAGGTGTAGGGCAAGCCATATGATCGCCAAGACAAACTGGGCAATCGCCAAACTTCATCAAATCCCATGAAGTGTCAAAAACAACATCCTTTGATTTACCAAAGTTCTTTGGATCATTCATCATGTTGTTCTCCATATTTTTCTTATCCGCAGCGACATCCCGCTTTGGTGCAAAAGGCTGTCTTTTCTTTGGATTAACTGGTTCATTATACGGCTGAGAATCAGGGTTTTTCTTTGTTGGGTTGAATGGGTTGGAGTCTTTTTTGCTCATTGGTGGTGTCCTCCTAAGTTGTAGTGCATTTGATCTCCACATACGGCGCATTCGGGAGTCCAACAGAAGTGAAGCATACCACAGGACAAACAACGTGTTCCTGAGCCGATGTTTTGAATGTCTTTGGCTTGTTGCTGTGTCACCTTAACAAAGGTGTTCGCTGCTCTCGCCATGTTTTCTTTGCTGAAAGGAGATTGATCCTCGGCAATCGAACCTTGATTCGTTGCTAACTCAAACATTCGAGTATTCCTTCGCTTTTTAATCTCAAGCGAAGTGTCAAGGTCTATGTCGCCTAATTCGAGTCTTGGCATGGGGTATTCCCCCTCATGCACGTCGGCCAGTCACGGTGATATAGACGGTGTGAGTTGAAAGGTTGGTTGCATCAGCGACGGCATCCAAAGCCGCACCATCAGATCCCGCTTCAAAAGCGAGCAACTTGTTGTTTGCCCGATCATATTGCCAGACATATCCTGTTGCGCCACCATCAAGGGAGATTGATTCAATTGTTTTGACATAATCAGTGAGAACAAGTGCTTCGCCAGCAGCAAGCCATGAAGCATCAGGCACTACTTTCAATACAACGGTTTTTCGTGAACCGCTTACGTTATCTCTTCCTTCTTGTGTGACCGTCAATGCCATATTTATTCCTCAGTTCGTTTTTGTTTATATCCCTTTTCATAATAGATGCTTATTCAGTAAGGATAATGACTCGGACAACGGATGGTGGGGCTACTGCGGCTGGTGCTGTGCAACCAATAACAATCCTAACATTTCCGCAAACAAGGCCGTTCCATGCTGCGGGTTCGTTAATTGCGCCAGCCCCCGATTCGGAAGCGGAGGTGGTTGAAACTGAAAAGTGAAGTGAGTTCTTTGAATTAGCAGTTCCTTGATTCGATCCTTGCGTGACTTCGTGCATTGAAACCATATCTCCGCCAGAACCAGTAAAGTTCAATTTTGATATTTTATCAAAGTAAGGGTGTTCGGATCCCCCATCTGTTTCAACATCCATTAAAAATTGGAGTTCTCCTACATTGGAAGTTGAGCCAAGTGTTGTCGCCCCTGTTGCATCAACAATGACCTTTGAAACCTTTCCGTTTATTCGGACTTGAACTGCGGGATTCTCACCTGAGATTTCAACAACATAACGATTAACACGGCAACGGCTGAGGTAATTCTCTCCATCAGTCATTGTTTGCCTGTTGCCCGTCATGATAAATCACCTTATCATGCCGACAAAAGTTCAATGAGTTCTGCTTTCTTTGAAGTGTTCTTAACAGCAATTCCACGTTCTTTGCATAGAGACATCAATTTTGCTCTCGTCAAGGATGAGTAATTAACCTCTTCAACTGCTTCTTCGCTTTCTGTTTCTTCAACCAGTTCTTCAACGATCTCTTCAACAGTCGGCTCAATTGTAGCCTTCATTGCTTCTGTTTTTTCATCAGGTTTTGAATCTTCAATGATTTTCCACATAGTTGTGCCGTGTTCAATACCAGGTCGGATCATTGTATCAACAAATGAATCTGGTAAATCTCGAATCATGCCACGTGAAAAACCAGTTCTCACGCCATCAAGAGCGAACTCAGTGTAAGAACTGCCGCCCACATATTGGACCTTAACCATCAAGGTTCACCTCAACGGTATAAGAAAGTCAATCGAACAGTGTCGCCATCTTGACCTGCTGCTGCGGGGGTCAATTTGATCAGTGTTGTGGTTGAAACGTTTCCAGCAACCGTGAAAGCGTTTCCACCTGCGGTTGTGATGTTGTGTGCTGAAAGAAGCCCAACAAGGGTTGTTCCAGACACAGCGTTTGTAGCCAAAGCAAGGTCATAAGCGAAAGCAGCGTCACCATCAGCGACGACCACATCAACTACGCCCAGGTGAACAGTGCCATTTGCTGCATTCGATCCAATTGGGCTTTGTAGCCAATCAGTATCGCCAGCATCAATCAATGTGCCAGCGTTGTTCACTTTTGTAAGTCCACCAACGCCAGCCCATAGTGCGGCGTTAAGGACAACAGTTCCATTTCCAGTTAGGTTTGCATTTGCCATCTTAATTCATCTCCATATTTTTTTGTTTTGAGTATCAGGCGGATAGGTCACGAATCTTGCCGTGTGCGCCATAGAAGAGTTGCCAAAGTTCACCCATTGTGTGGAAGAGTCCGACTTGACCAAGACGGTTGATACCGAATGGATCGCCAGTCTCAATTCCGCTTTCGTGGTAAAGAGTTGGTTTTGCTGTGCAAAAATACATGTAATCTGTATCAAGCATATAGATTCGAGATAGTCCACCTGCTGGTGCGTGAACATCCTTTGCAGGGATGATTGGCACACCATTGTAGGTTGCGACAACAAATCCGCCTTCCATACCAGGGATTCCTTGAACACCGTTCACGGATGGCGTGACACGCTTCATTTCAGTGAAACGCTGCTGAGGTTGAAGCAGTTGTTGAATCTTCTCAATGGTATCATATCCAGTGAGCATGACCTTTGGCTGACCTCCACGTTCCCAGACCTTGCGGAACATTCCGTCAAGGACATTCAGGGTGAGAGGGCGTTCAGCACCAGCAGTTCCAGCATCCACGTTTGCATCAAACCAACTGTTTGCGCCAGTTGAGTTGCGGGTAATGGAATACATGTTGTGGTCTGTCAAAGCCGAGATGTCACCGAAACTTGCTGGTTCAGTGAAAGAGGAAGAAGTTGCACGATCAAGTGATTCAAAGTTGTTTGAAGCAACGGTATCAACATCTCGAAGAAGCATTTTGTTAATGCTCTCAGCGTGAGATTTCGACATTTCCATCTTGATAACAGCCCTTGCATCGCCCAGTCCATCATCCTTGTCTGCAAGGAACATGGCGGTTTCGCTGAGGTCAAACTTAGAAGCCACAGTCTTTGGCTTTGTGCTGACTTCTTCAAAGGTTGGCTTGGTCGAATCTGGAAGCGCACCGTTTTCAGGGACACCGACAGCATCAGTTGGCTTGCCAGTCACGACACGCCATCCACTCTTTTCCCAGGGTTTCTTAGGAAGAATTGAGAAGGCGTTGAACTCTTGGTTCAACTGTGACCAAACTTTACGACCAAAGATCGCTTGGTAAGTTCCTGATGTTGAGGACATCAATGGGTTATCAGCCTTGAGTAAGTCTGTTCCACTGTATGCCCATGCGTTTGTTCCAGCACCCGCACCGTAGTAAAGGCGTTCCATGTCTTCGATTGTTCGGATATATCCTTGTGTCATCTTATTCATCTCCATTTATTTTTTGGTTTTCACTCGCCCCGCAAAGCACGTTGAGCGAGCATTTCTGCTGCTCGCCAGCCGTCGAGGTCGCTTCCCATTGCGCCAAACTCAGCATGAGTTGGAACACGGATTGAAGTTGATGGGGTTGTAGGTGTCAAGTCGCTCTTTGACAACGTATCATTTTCCGACTTGAGCATTGCGATCTCTTCACGGAGAGAGTTCAACTGAACGCCAACATCGTTTGCTTTTCGCATCTCGATTGCCTGAGTTGTTTCAACATTGTATCGCTCTTGCCATTCTTTCTCAACAAGACCCTTTACTGCTTCTTCATCTCGAAGTGCAGCGTAAGTTCGATAGCCTTTTTCCAATGTTTCAGGAGTCAAGGACTTGATAACGTTTTCATTGCCGCTTGGTGCGTTCATTGCCATTGGGCGAACACTTGGGGCTTTGATGACGTTTTGATTGCCACTTGGGGATGGGAGAGATGGATAAGATGGCTCGGTTGCACCTTCGCCAGATCCGACTTCATCTCCTTGTCCTCGGTGAGAATAACCGCCACGACCTTGTTCTGGGAGGTAAGCCTTCTCCAAACCAAAGTGATCACGAACCGCATTCAAATCAACGCCAGATTCTTGAGCAAACTTTTCAAGAGTTGTGATGTATTCGAGTGCCGCTTCTTCCTCAAAGGATTTTTTGGCATCCGTTTTATCTTCGTTATACAACTTTTCTTCTTTCATTTCCTTGTCATCGGCTTTTTCGCTCAGTTCTTTGAGGACTGTGTTCAGTCCAGCCTTAATTTCATTTAGGGTTTCCGTATTGCTCATGTTATCATCTTCCATTTTTAGTATCGTGTAGGTTGATTCTGGGTTTATTCCTTTCTTGCACAGCGTAATTTCATGCAGTTCAAGATCGGTAATCTCTCGATGGTTGCCAAGTTCTGGTGTGGTTTTACTCACACGGAATAGGGCTTGACCCCCAATCGAGAATGCTCGCAAATCTCCGTTGCGAATCTGTTTTTGCACTTCACGTGCTTTTTGAATATCATTGCGAATCTTACATACTACGAATAGTCCGTGATCATCCACTTCTGATTTCCATACTCGGCCATCGGAGTCTGTGTGGTTGCCAACAACTTCACCGACTTGAATACCAGAATGTGCCAACTGAACGTTGCGGAATGCTTTGTTATCCATGAATTGACCGAATGCTTTCTTTAGAGCAGCAGTTGGGATTCTATCTCCCTGCTTATCCACCATATCAACAGATGCGTAGCCAGCAACATAAAGTTCGCCTTGACTACCAGACGACTTCAATAAAAAGTCCGAACCTTCCGCATTCCAAGATGCGGTGTGGAGTTCAAGACTGGTCGCCATTAAACTATACGACTTCGTGTAATCCTATATGAAGGGATATGTTCAAATCTCTTCGGCTTCCGACCTATCATCAGGTTCGGATTCTTGCTCATCAGCCATCCCCTGTTGCGTTTTTAGAGGCATTCTTAATGTTGCCTTGCCATTTTCAATATCAACAACGGCTTGATCCCCAGTTGCGTTATCTTTGACCTGCAAATGTTTCATTGGAATCTCTTCAACCTCTTCGGATTCTTTGGGATCGTAAAATGTAGTCCCACTATCCTCAATAAGTTCTGTTGGGCCTCTTGGTGCGGTAATATCCGCTTGAAGGCCAGACCATGCGCCACCATCTGGTGAAACCCGATTCATTCGAGGAAACATATTTTCGATGACATCATCATCAATTGCTTGATTCACAGTCCACTTTTTGCTATCTTCTGTTTTTTCGATACCATATTCACCGCAATACATCTCAAGCATTTTCTTATTCAATCCCTTGACATTTTTCAAAAGATATTCTGTTGTTTTAGCGGTATCGTCTTTAGTGATTGCTTTACGTGTGAACTGCATAATAGCGGCTACATTGTCGCCTTCTTCGTTTTCACCAATAATTGATGGCGCACGTAGCAAGGTTTGTTTTGTTATTTTCAACTTACGTGGCTTCTTTCTTTTAGGTGTTGAATGAAGCGGTTGATAAGAACCAGCATCACTTGAAGTAAATGCCCCAGATGCGCCACCTGCCGACGATGCACCACCGCCACCACCTGCCGCAGCACCCTCTTTGAGCAAATCAATAGCAACTGGACCCCATAATGGAATATCTTTTCTTGCTTTGTCGAATATAGCATCATACCCTTCAAATGATGAGATGTTGAATCCTTTTCCATCGAAGTCACCCTTAACAATCACAGGGTCATAAATTGACGGATAAACCAATTTGATTTGATTTGGATATACAATGAGTTCAGGCATTGGCGGATAGAATGCCTTAGCAATTGATTCCTTAGCATAACGAATCCACTTAGGGTGAACTTCTTTTTCTTTCATAAATGTTGATTTGGAATCTCTAATCAATAATTCGTTTTCATCAAAATTGCTTATTGCTTTATCCAAACCTTCATGATCGGTTGATACACAATTTGTTGGCATTGGGAAGTGAACATTTTCTGTTGAGTCGTAAAGAGTTCGTAGTGCATTGATTCGATCATCAAGAGGTTCGAGGTGCAAATCCGAGCCTTTATGAACCAACAAATCAACAACTTTGAGCGTTTTTCCATCCAAATATCCATCAAATATGAAATCGCCTTTTATCTCACGAAGTTGCTTTTTAATTTTACTTGGCAATTTATCTGTTTTCAAATGGTTGCCTTTCTTTTCAACAAACATTCGCTTTCCCTGCGGCATCTTTTGAACAATCCAATCGCCCGAAAATCCCTTCAACTTATCCATGTCTTCTAATTTGTGAATTGTATATGCTGGAATAATCTTGGTTGTGAACACGCCTGTTGGCTCATAGTCCTCGGCTTTGAGAATACTCCCTGTGGCGATAGGAGATAGCCCCCTGGAATCTAATGCTGATAAAGCATGAATGTCTCTTTGCTTTGGCATAATGCTTGATTCCAATAATGAAGGTAAAACTGCTTTTATTTTATTTTCATGAACGGTTCTTTGCATGATGTTGAAAGGTTCCTCGGCCATGCCAAAACTGATTCCTCCGCTTTGAGGATCATGTTTCCATGTGAGCGTTGCTGGCATTTCATGACCCCAAAGATGCGTGTTTCCTGTATTGTAAATCGGAGGGGTGGTTGCGAAAGATGATGGATGAACTGGGCCAATTGATTTCAATTGCATTGCCATATCGGTTCCATTCATTGAAGGGGCTAATGCCCTGTATTCATCCCCCATATTGACTTTCTTCATGGCAAAATCAGCCGCACTTGCGAGTTGTTGTAAGTTGCCACGTGCAAGAGTCGCTTGTTCCATATTCTTTGGATCGGCTGGATTGAGTATTCCTGAACCAAGTTGTTTCATCACTTTTTGAGCCATATTGTTCATCACTTTACCCATGTGCATGTCATTTGCTGCGAATAGAGCATTGTGATTATCCCAATATGTGGGGTTCGATGATGGGTGTTCTTCACGGAACATACCAATTCTTGGAGAACCCATGTCGGCTTGACCAGATAATGAACGACCTAAACGACTCATCATCATTTGGTCGGATGGAATAAGCATTCGGCCTCCTTGACCTTGAACTTCACTTGGATGCAAAAAGTGAAGGTTTGAAGCATGACTCCAATTCGCCCTTCTTTTTTCAAAGAACTCAGCATCGTTAAAATTGGATTTAAGAGATGCGTGGTCGGGATGTCCTTTAGCATCTGGATGGTTGGTGACATTAGGAAAATGACTCCCTCCATCGGAGTCATAGGTGTCAAGCATATTGTTTGAAGTGTTCATCAAAACATCATCTAACCAACCATTGTCAAATACTTCGGGATATGATTGTTTCAATATATCGTGTAGTGAGTTGTAATCTCGGCCAACCCCGCCCCAGGGCTGAAATATGTCCCACCAATGATGCGTAAATGATTCTTCAACTCCCTGCGGCATTTCGACATAAGGACTGACGAAGTGTAAATCAGCATTGGAGGGGTCACTTTTCATCAAATCAACATTTGGCATCATCATAGGCATTGGCATTTGAGCAGGGGTGACTGGCCCATGTCGATCACTTGCCCTTCTCCACCATTGAAGGAGGGGAATGAACCTTGCTCGAAATGAACGCAATGCTCGACCCCAAGAGATACCTGCTTTTTCTTGCATTTTATTTCGCAAGACTCTTGAATCAGGGGAGTTCAAATCTTTCTTTGTTCCCATTTTTTTCATAAGTCGAATAAAATGTTCACGTTGATCCTCGCTATTGTATTCAAGACCGAACAAATAAGGCAATAATCCCAAACGTTTTTGCCATTCATTCACTTTGCCATCACGGTATTCTTCATCGGAATAAGTGTTGTAGCGATTTCGATCACGTATCATTAAGTCATGAAGTGTTTCTTTTGGTTGCCCGTATCGGTCTGGGTCAAAATTGATTCGTTTTTCACGTTGGGCGATTTCTTTTAGGTTTGGCATAGCGTGAGCCAAATGTTCAGCATACGCAGGGTCGCCCCATGCTGCGCCATGTAGCAAAGGGCAACTATTCGATTTCATGCCAAAGGGTTGATGTTCCCCAAATTGATTTTCAGGAGATGCAATCGGCCAATCTGTTAATGGACTGTTTGAAACTTTTGTATGACCTGCAATAAAATCAGCATGACTTGGTATCTTCATTTGAGATACGGCCATTGGTGCTGATAGATTTGTCATTCTAAACTCGGGCAACTCAGGACTCATGCCTCCAAGCATGGTTGCTGTGTCAAGTGGTGTTTCTTCACCTTCTGGTATTTGACCCGCATAATGCTTAAAATCAAAAGGACTTGCTTTGTGAATGGATATAATTGCATCAGTTCGCAATCTGTCTAAATCCGTTGTCATCTAAACCCCCCTCAATTTGAAGGGGTTTCGATTAGGTCTTTGACCTGCTTCAACAATCCTTCAATCTCTCCGATCATTCCAAGATTGTTTCGCCCTGCGTGTTTTGTTAATGATGCAAGGCGTTGTTCGATAGTGTCAATGTTTGGAGGATTCTTTCGAGTTCCGCCAGCATCATTGTAGTGCATGTGAAGGCTACTACTCTTTACTGTGTAGCCGTTTTGAGCGTATGCAGGGATTTTAGCGGTTTCACTGATAATGGATTTTTTAGGTCCGTCGTTAGTTGCAGGGTATGTGCCATTGGTTGTGAATCCGTGTGCATCAACTGGCATTCCGCCATCAACGTTTTGGAACTTGGGGAATAAGTTCTCAACACTTGATTCTTGACTATATTTTTTGAGTTCTTTTCCGCATTCCCTATCGCATTGCGCTTTTTGTTTGGATGAACATTCGGAATAACTGCAATTAAAGTGCTTTTGACAGTATTTATTCTTCTCGCTCATGTCGGCTTTCGACAATTCTTTTCCGCATTCCCTGTCGCATTTTGCTTTTTGCTTAGGTGTGCATTGAGAATAATTGCATTGGAAGTTCTTTTGACAGTATGCGTTTTTTGAATCCATACTTGACTTTTTCATGTCGCTCATGCAATCCGAGCAATTCATTTTGTCATCGTCGCTCATGCACACGCTACAAGTGGTGTTTTTTACGAAAATACCCATTTCTTGAAGAATCTCGGTTGTTTTGTCAATCTTGATTTTGTTGCCTTTTGGAGTTGGCATATTTGGAGGCGTTCTTTGACCACGATCTGATTTGTATTGCCCCATCTTTGGGTTCATGTTTCTTTCGATGGCTTTTGCTCTTTTCTTTTCATAACCTGACAATTTACCGTCTTTATCCAAGTCGGCTTTTTTCTTATTGCGAACTGCTTTCAACAATTCTTGCACGTCGCCTAAAAGAAGCCCTTCTGGGGTGTCGGTCATTGGATTAAACCATTGAATACTCATGCTCTCACCTGTTGTTCTGCTGCTTCCCAATCCTTGAGTCTTTCATCTCTTGATTTAAGGAATAAGTCACCGCTTCCTGAAAACGGAGTATTGTCGTTTGGTATTTGACGATTCAATGGATCGAAAGTTTCATCAGCATGGGGCGTGGTGAACTTTTTCCAACCATGCTTTTTCATCATCACTTCGGGATCGCCAATTGCTTTTGCTAAAGAAGTGTTCTCAGCCTCAAGTGCTTGGACTCTTTGATTGAGAACTCGAACTTCGCCAATCAATTCTTTTAGAATGTCAATTTGCTCTTGTTCATCGCTCACATTCCCACCCCCATGCCGCCCTGTGGTGGCATACCTTGTGGTGGCATACCTTGTGGCGGCATACCTTGTGGTGGCATACCTTGTGGCATACCTTCCATTCCTGGTTGAATTGGTCCAAGCGGTTGCATATTTGCGATTGAATCATGTGCGGTTCTAATCATTGAAATGTCTTGAGAGAGAGATAGGACTTTTTGACGAAGTGCTTCCATGTTCTTTTGAAGTGCCAAAGTTGGTTCGGACTCAACATTTGTTGCACGTGCTTGAGACATGAGTTGGTTCATTTCATTGCATTGTGATGCAAGCATTTGGATTCCGTCATCAATTGCGTTAATGAGCAAAGCCGCAGGTGCGGTTGAAACAGAAGTCACAGGAGAGTTCTTGTAAAGATCATAGATGTGCGCTGTTTGGCGACGATCTACCCACCCGTCTATTTTCCACATTGTTCAAACCACCCGATGAGGTGTAAAGAAACCAGTGGCACGACCATGACGACTTACTCCCTGAGCCACCGCATTTTCAGTCCCGTTATAATCGGATGCTAAGTTGTCGAATTGAGGGATAACTCCCATAAATAAATCAGCAGGTTGATTCTTTGAAATGGACTTTTGAACTTGGTCATGTAGTGCCAAATCGCCCTTTAACATTGATAGTGCGTTTTCAGCAGCCATAATCCCTGCGGAGATTGCGTTTGGGTCATTTGAGGCAATTGCCTTTTGTATTCCTTCAACTGCTGCTAATGCCTTTCGAGCCATTGGGTCCATCTTTTCAATAATATCAAACATCTTCGCTCACCCTTTGGCACTATCTCCCACTTATTGACTGTTGCCCCTTGAACCGCCCAAACCGTGTCGTTTTTCTGTTTCTTTGATTTGGTGGTCAATGGCTTTTTCCTGTGGAGACTTATGTTCTCTTTTATCCGTTTTTACCGATGCGCCAGTTGGCGCACCCTCAACCCTGCGAATCATACCTGGACTTTGACCTCCGCTTTGACGTGTGTTTTCGCTTTGATTCCTCAAAGGCGGCAAATCAGTTCCAGCAGTTGTAGCCAATGAATCAGCAAAAGGAACAGACCCCCTGCTTGCATCAAAATTAGTTCGCTTGAAAAGTGCGTTTGGATCGGAGAAGGTATCATCTCCCTTTTGGACTGGCTGACCTCCGCCTCCACCTTGTTGTTGAGCCTGTTGAGCCTCAGCCGCAGCAACCGCTTGAGGGTCGGGTTGCTTGAAATCGAAGTGGAGTATCTTGTCATCTATTCCATCACGCAGGTTTGCTTCATACCCTGCTTGCTTCATTTGCATCATGTTGCGAATTGCCATTTCATCTCTTCGCAGTTGCATAATCTCATCCTCTTCCTCATGCGGATTCAAGACCAATTCCCATTCTTTAATTTCAAATGCTTCGATGATTTGAGGAAATAAAACTCGATTGTAAATTGATTGAGCAAAGGCAACGGCTCTATTGCTCACTACAATTTGCATTCCTTCGTTATTGAGTCCACCACCTGATACATCATTCATAAACACATTTGAAACACCAAAGAATGCTGCAATGCGCTGGCGAATATCGTCTTTAATTGGAATGTATTGTAGTTCTTCGAGGGTGTCCATCATACGCACATATTCAAGGCCACCTCGCCCAGATTCGGTTTCAACACCAATTGTTGGGATGTAAGAAGGATCACGCTCAAGGTGTTCCTGAATGTTTCGGGCAGTTCGCTCAACCGTTTCCATGTTGGATGATTTGATGACCATAACCCCTCTCGGCATACGCTTCTTTTGATATGCTGAATAAACGTAATTATCCATCGCAATGAGAGTATTGACCTGTCGCCACATTGTTGCGATAGGACTACGGCCATACAATTTACCAGGCGACCATTTGCTAAGGTGAATGACTTCACCCTCAGTATATACTTGACCTTTACCAACACCTGCGAGGTTCATGTAGTGAATTGGAACTACTGGCATTCCAGTCACAGGGCATTTGTCTTTTGGGTCGCTGGTTCGGAATGTTCGATCAACAAGGCTGGTATATTGACTCCCGCCACGCATACCTCTCTTGTCGGCAAGCATACGCATGAAAATAGGGTCGGCACGTGTAATCTCTTTGACCCTAAAAAACATAACTTTCTTTGTATCAGGATCAACAAAGTATTCTTTGGTTAAAACCAAATAAGCATCATCAACGATGTTTAAGTCCATTTCAACTTCTTTCATAATTTCAATAAATGATTGCATCATGCTGTTCTTGCTTTCCAGCAATGTTTCAGCATATTCGAGTTCGGATTTATCCGCTTTACGAACATCACCGCCACATTTTTTGCATGATTCGACTTCTTGGTGGTATTTCTCTTCACATTCCCTACATTTTACTACAAACTTTGGCTTCCATCCATAGCCCTTTCTAAACGCTTCAACAGACAAATGATTCAAAATTGATCGCAGCACTACACATTCAAAGGTTGCAGCGTAAAGTGCAGGGATGGTGATTCCTTGTAAAAGCGGAGGTTCTTGAATGCCAGATTGAAACAAAGGCATTGTTGGCTTAGGCGTTGTATGCCTTTCCATGTCAATTCCAATGGCTGAGAACAAACGTTCCATTCTCTCTTTATCAGCCATTTACAACACCACTAATTAACTCATCAAATGCTTCAAGTGAGAGATTCCATGACTTCAACAACTTTACCTGCTTTTGGGTATTTGCTTGAGAATATGCCAAACATCTTAACGCATCCTCGTCATCCTCAAGTGCTTTCTTCAAAACCACGATCTCACCTTTCTTCTCATTCAAATGGGGCAACGCCAAATCAAGAGACTTGGCGACTGAGGATTCCCCCTCAATGACCAACCCTTTGCCCTCGGCTATAATTCCTCGCACCTCTAATTGAGAATTAAGTGCATGAGCATATTCTTTGCATACTCTTGAATTGAATGGTAAAATAATTCTTGGAGTTCCACGTGGACTAATTTCATAATGCCCCCCCATTTCATACAAATTGCCGATTAAAGCCCCTGCATCCTTCACTATGATGTCATTTTTCTTTAAGCCATAAAACAAAGACCTTGCATTATTCTTTGAACCTGAACCAAATGCCTCTATGTCGTAAAGGAATCCATGTGATTTGATAAGCATAGCAATTTTAGTCGTGCTTCCATCAACCCCATAGGTTTGTAGCGATTGTGTATTCATGTTCCCATGTTTGTCAAGAACCTCATGTGTTTTTTGTAGCGTCTTTCTTTCAGGGAGACTCAAATGTTGCTCTTTGGTAATTCGATTCGACCAAATATCATAAGCATCATCATTCCCATCATTCCAACTTTTTACAAATCTTCTAAACGGGATTTCTAATGATGATGTATTTTTATGCAACATTTTCCAATCAAAATCAGTGAACGGTATTTTATCAACAAGATCGGCTGATACAGAAGGAAAGGATTTTAGCAACGATTTTCGTTCTTCAACAATCAACGGCTGAATAATTCCAACGATTTGCGTTTTCCCAGATTTGATTAACAAATCAACAATCTCAGTTCCCTGCATTCCGAAATTATCAACAAACCATGTCTTTGATACGGGCAAGGGAGATGTAGCCGTTTGAACAGATGTTCCAGGTTGTTTATCACCGCCACCAGTATTTGATGATTCAAGACCATCAATAGACGCTTCATCACGTGGGCTACCTGCGGCTGCTGCATCCTTTTGATTTGCCGCCTCTTTCTTTTTTTGCTCAAGTAATTTCTTTTCTTGAACGTTGTTTTTTAATTCCATCTCAACCAATTTGGTGTCGAGAACTTTGATGATTGCATCGGCGGGTGATTGAACGTCAAAAACACCCTCTATTCTTCCTTCAAACATTTGCCCATCCCAACCTTCCTTGCCATAATTCAGCATCTAAAATGACGATGCTATCTCGATATTCTTTTGTTGCTTGAACGCCTAATGCGAGAGCAATAACCATGTCGTCGTGACCGCCCAAACTCTCCATCCTCCCGTTATCCAACATAGTGAACGTGGAGAGTTCAGTCAATAAAGTGTTCATCAATCTCCGTGTCCCTCCTTCGTCTTTGTAGGGTATATTCAACTTGCCCTGTTCAAATTGCAGTTGGAGGGTATGAATTAAAGCCTCTTTCTTCATACGGCTCATATTGAATGGTTTTATTGGAAGATCGCTGATTTCGTTTAGCACTTGATTGAATGCAATTGCGAAGTTGTTTGTTTCAAGTTCGATGATAACTGGATTGAAGCGAGCATTCAATTCAATGATTTTGTCAATTTGAGATGAAAAGTCCATTCCCTTTTCGTGATGAGTATGAATGATGTGTTTGTTTTTGTTTTCATCAACGGCAATAACCATCATGCACGTGTAGTCGGCTCTCCGATCTGCTGAGATTGCAGGATCCCATCCGATGTAATAGTTGTAGGCTTCGCCATCATGCGGATAGTAAGACAACGCTAACTCTTCGTCTTTGACTTTGTTTAGCACCTCTTCTGGGAATAGACTTGCTTCGCTCGCAATTGGTTTGCACAGGTATTCTCTTGTGAATGCAATAGAAGTCATATCATTGCGTCTTGAGTTCAATGCCTCCATATCCCAACGCTCAGGGAACAAACATTCTCCTGTTTGCTCATTGATAGCGGGATATTCTCGAACAGCGTATGATTTTAATTTCTTCAATTCAGCGTAAAGATCGGTATATGAAAACGGAGTTCCAACAATACATAACTGGGCTGTGTGGTGAAGAACTGGCAATAATGCTGTGTAAAACCATGAGGATATGTGCTTGAGTTGGGTTTGCGCCTCACTTGACAAAATATCGTCAAGCACTACGATTTGAGGGTGCGCCCCACGAACTGCTTTCCCGACAGACATAGCCGATATGGATGATTTGTTGGTGAACTTGAACTTCTGTTTCGCCCATCCTCTTTTTGGCTTGAGATGTTGTAATGCAGGGATTGATTCAATCAACTCATTCATTTTACCCATGTGTTCGATAGATTGGTGTTGGCTGTGAGAGAAGAAAAGAACTTCTGTGCCAGGATTGTAAGCCATTTTCCAAAGGAGATAAACCCGATAAAATACAGATTTTCCATGATCACGACTGGCAATAATGCAGGTCTTACTATTCCCTTCGGATAACTCAAACCATTCTTGGTGAAACTTTGTTAAAATCCAGGGATTCTTTGCTTCATACTTCCCACATACCTCTTCAAAAAAATACTTGAAATCACGGCGACCCATTTCAAAATCAACATTAGCAGTTAATTGTTTGAGGGCTTCGGACATTTGCGATCACCTACTCAAATAAATCATTCATGCTGGTCCACACAGGGTTTCCATCATCATTGGATTGTAGCCTCGGCGCAATCAATGTTTGAAACAGATTATCATTATCCTCAGTATTCATGTGAGCCAAGCCTGACAAACTAAGGGGCGTATGTTCTCCACCATGAAACGTAATTTCTTGGTTTGGGTCTATACTGTTTGATTGGAACATATTTGCGAATCGGTTTATATTAGGGGCTGAAAAAGCGGCCTCACCAATACGCAACATATTCTGTTGAGGGGATGCGCCTTTGACTCTTGCTTTGAACTCTTTTGGAGTCATGGAAAGAATCTCCTTCATTGAAGAAGTGTCATCCAGCCCAACAAAAGGAGTAATGGTTTGACCATCCAGTGGTCTAATTGAACGTTCTCCTAACAAATAGCCAGGAAGTTCATGTGATTTTGCACCGAGATTTACGCCCCTTTCAAATGGAAAATCTAAAAAGCCTGAGTTTGGATTATATCGTGGCGAAAGCATATTTGGACCTTTAATTGAAGGAAAAGGATTTTTGCTCTTTGCATTGATTATTCTTTGTCCTTCTGGGGAAGAGGACATGATTCTTGAGCCATCTTCTCTAAAATATCCTTCTGGATTGTTTGTTGTTCCTTTTGGAAGACCTTCATACCTCCTAAGTGGCTCAGGACTCCCTGCGATAATTCGAGGCATTGAAGGATATGGTTTCGGTGTGACCCAACTTGAAACTCTTTTGTTATGTTCTCCTGGGATCCTCAAGAACCGATCCATCTCGTCTATCCTATCACTTTTTGAACGTGCGCTCAAACCCCCGCCACCAGATGACATACTCATAATTTTATCCGTGTCAAGACCTATTGCCCCCCTTTCCTTTGGAGGAACAAAAAATCCTTTATCATCAAACATGCTTCTTGGACCAACTGCGTGTTGATAAACATGCGATGGATCAACTGCCCCTGCCGAATCAATGTAGCCTTGACTATCCAACATCAACAAAGGGTCGGTTTTTAATTTACCAAACATTCGCAAATCATTCATTGTGAGTCTTTTCAAAAGATCACTTGCTGAATCGAGTTCTAAAGAGTCGGCTGAACGCCGATAATCAGTTGGTTTTTTTGAATCAACGGCTGATAAATCTTGCGTTTCTTCTTTCACTTCACTTTTTTTTTTAGAACCTTTTGCGGCTTTCTTTGCCGCTTCGGTGGTTTTGTCGTTGGAGGGCTTCTGGCCCTTCATACCTGCCGCCACCATTGCGGCAGCACGTTCCGATACAGTATTCTTTCCTTTCTCCGATGCCACCTTGCGGTTAATGAGTTCCATGTTAGATTGCGCCGTTGTTTTCTTTGCGGCTGGCTCGCCCTTGCCGCCATTAGGCTTTAATGAAGTAATCGGCTTTTTCGTTGCCGTTGGTATCTTTTTTGCTGCGTTTAGAACGTTTTTATCGGTTTTTGGAGTTGTAGTGGGTTCGCCGCCCATTGTCTTTCCACTAATTGGCCTTAGTTCTGCGGTCTTTACGGCTTTAGGTGCGACCTTAGAAACCGATGGATCGGGTTTAGGCTTAGGCTTTGGCTTAGGCTTTGGCTTAGGCTTTGGCTTAGGCTTAGGCTTTGGCTCAGGCTTTGGCTCAGGCTTTGGCTCAACCATTGCTGGATATGCTTCTTTAAATGCGGTTTCGTGT